GAATCCTGCTGGTGCAATGAATGATCCAAAATCCAATGATGGAACTATGTTTTGAAAACTTACCTGTCCCATACCATCTGTTACCAATGCCTGTCCTGCTACACCATCTGTGACTCCCAGCGTATATGCACCTACTGTCAGTGAGTTTAGAATTTGAACAGGAATATCACCTGAACCTGAATGTATTATTGCCACAGTCAATGCACCCTGAATTGCAACTTGGCCACTAAAATCTACATATCTATTACCTGTGATATATAAGTCACCATCAACACTACCATCTGGTGATACCACATCCATATATATTCTATTGTTAGTATCACTTCCAAGAGCTTCATATATATGAAGATATGTAGAAGTTGATCCAATATAGACTTCTTGCAAAGTGGCAGTGGTTGCAACTATGGGTGTATAGAATGTTGTCTTATCAGGTAGGGCCTCAATCATACCACCAGTGACTTCATTGTAGATATCAAATCTACCTGAATTGAATGTTATCGCACCAACTTCTTGATCATTATATAATTGTGCCCCAAAATTCATAGTCATCATAATATGACCACTATTGTTGATTAAAAACTCACCGTTGTTGTTATACAGGGTTGAGCCGCCTTCTGTTCCACCAACATAGAAGTTTTCACTAGAGATTGTGCCAGTAGATTTAATGTTATGGAAAACTACATCATTGTAAGTGTTTAGGCTTTGGTTATAGATTGTAGANGTACCTGTGCTGCCACCTCCACCAGTGATTAAACTACCACCAACCGTAGTTCCATCACCAACATATAGTTGTGTGGTATCAGTTGATAATACCAATTCACCTGCGGCAGGAACATATTGTTGAACCTGTGCGAGACTTCCTCTGCGAAGTTGTATTGGTGCTATTCCGTTAAAGAACGGGTCATTGGGATAAAATGGCATAATATATTACCCTGGTAGGGGACCTCCATCAGGATGAAAAGCTGTTATTTGAACTGTATTGTCCGATAGTTGGATACCATCGGGAAAGAAAGGAGGACCAACTCCATTATAGTTTCTAATCTGTGATACCTTAAGATTACTATTTCCAACACCGTTTCCAATGGTTACTGTTCCGTTAGCTCCGCTTAGGACCACACTACCATTGGTGTTGATATTGACATCTCCGGCTGAGACATTCATCACTCCGCCAGTTTGATATAATCCAGTGGGGAAATATATACTTCCTTCTAGGTTGACTCTGCCATAATTTCCACTATAAAGATTTAATCCACTGCCATTGATAATAAACCTACCAAGTTGGCTACTATTGGAATTGTATTGTATTGCCCAGCCATTGGTATACATATCTTGGCTAAGGCTAACTGAATTTTGAGTATTAGCAGGACCTTGAACACCTTGTGGTCCCGAAGTACCTATTGTTCCTTGGACTCCTTGTGCACCATTGGTTGGTCCTTGAGGACCGAAGGCACCTTGAAGTCCTTGAACGCCTTGCGGACCATTACTGGGACCTTGATTTCCGGTAAGTCCTTGAACACCTTGAACGCCTTGAAGTAAACTGTTTAGAACTGTGCCATCATTAAATCTTAGACCCTGTGGTCCAAGTTGCACTGGATAGGTTCCACCACCGGGATTGATACCACCATCCACAGTTCCAGTTAAATTGATATCATTAGATCTAAGTTCAATATTGTTGGGTGCCACGAATGCCATTTTGTTATGGGCATAGGCAAACATATTATTCTGATCACTGCTGGATCCGAACTCTATATATGTGCCATCACGAGGAGTCTCGTTGGGATTACCGGGAACATTGGTATTGCTAATAGTAAGTTGAATTGATGGATTTCCACTTACAATATTAAATCCATTGGTTTGAAGATTACTGCTGAGATTCCAATAAACTAAATCACCAAGATAACGCCAACCTAAGTTATTGGATCCAATATTGGTCAATACCTCACCAAACGCACTGCTGGTAGATACTGCGTATTGAAGTGTGCCCAATAATAGATTATCATTGACAGTAAAATAATCTACACTGGCAGTGGTAAAATGTATGGGTTGGGTAAAGTGTGTGGGACCATTAAAAGTAGCAGTGGTATTGATTGTAAATCCATTACCACCTATTAGTAATTCATCAGTAATTACTAGATTGGTTATTGTAAATGTTGCAGTGGTATCTAAGGTGTTAGGTGTAACTGCCCCATCCGCTATCATTCCTCGTGTAATCTGTGTAAACATCTATTATCCCCAAGAAATTACTTCACCCGTTGAGGTGTTATAGGCAAGATTATAATGTCCTGCTGGTAGTGTGGAAGTTGATATATGTCTAATAGGACTGATATATAAACCTTGATTGGGTGCATTGAGTGGTTCTCCAGTGCCATTTATAACAATACTGCCAGATACCATTTGATTATATCCAGCATTGTTTCCTATGGCAACTGAGTTAGCACCTTGGAAAACAGAACCGCCTGCTCGACCGGCACTGGTTCCTATTGCAATAGCATTATTACTCTGACCTGTTACGCCTGCTTGATGACCAATAGCAATGGTATCTCCTCCCTGACTTGGAGAACCAGGATTGTTTCTGGCAGCCCAGGTTCCTATTGCAATATTATTTTCATTGATTCCATATTCACCTGCGTATTGTCCTAAGGCAACATAATTTGTTCCTATAGCTCCACTTCCTATTCCATAACCAAATACTACAGGACCACCCCAACTATTTCCATTGATATAATTGCTGAGAATATATCCATCGGGAATATTGCCAAAGGTTACTTCTTTACTATAATCATTCCACCATAATAAATTATTTTCGGGAATATCGGCTCTCTCATTTATATTGCCTACATAAAAGCTATTGACTCTAGTCATAAGCTCAGGAAAGGGCAACGCACCACCAAAATTGTTTAAGACAATACAACCTCTAAGTTCTCCGCGTTCTGCGGCAGCCGGACCTATTAGTATTGAAGGTAAAGAATAATCTGGTATAGTGTAAGAACTATTACGACCCAATACTATATTAAAAGGACCATTTGAATTATCTTTGTCTAATAATGTTACCCAAGTAGTAGTAGAAGTTCCGGTTGGTCCGGGTGGTCCGGGTGGTCCTGGAGGTCCGCCACTTGGTCCGGTTGGTCCGGGTGGTCCGGGTGGTCCGGGGATTTGTTCTACCACCAATGTTGAGAAATATCTAATAGTGATATTATCTGGTGGTGAGGCAGGAGGTGCGGTATTGAATACTACTATACTGGTTTCTGTGGATCCAATAAGGGTATTGGTTAAGGTATAAGCATCATTGGGAGTTTGAACTACACCGCCCACTATGACTTCTGTAAAACTTAGGTTAGGAGTTGGTAATGTTAGTTGAAACTGTCTAGTAACTCCATCACCACTGAATGTATCTATTGTAGCAACAGTTGGAGTAAGAACACTGATAATGCCATTGTCAACTATTTCTACCTTTTGAACTGTATTGGTTGCAGTAACAATAACCTGTGCGGGAGGAGTGATACCAATGTTATTACCATTTAGACTAACCTGAAAATTAGGTTGTGGCAATAACTCCGCAGTGAAGTTTTGCTGGACTATGGTTACTGTAAAAGTATTAGCTGCCATTATCTGTCCTTAGATAACAACAGTATAACCAGTGGCAGTTGTATTGACTAGAGTTGGATCATCGGGAGTCACTCCAGGTTCCCAGCATTGAATAAATGCCCAACGATGACTATTGATTTGTGGAGGACTTCCTGCATCTGTCCAACCTACCTTGACTATGGTAATTGGCACATTAGCACGAGCATCTGCTAGAATAGGACCAGTGTATAAGTTAGCGGGAATAGTAACATTTACCAATCCTCCTGAAGAATTCAAAACATTGACATAGGTGCTATTGTCAATTGTTGTTTCTGGGAAATAACCAATAATCTCACTATTTGCGAAATTGGGTAATCCAGTGATGCGATCAAATGCTACTGTATTGACAACCACTGTTTGTTGGAGAACTTCAAAGGTCCAACCTGTGATGTTTACACCGAAGTTATATTGAAGTGTGTTTTGACTTGATGGAAATGTCTGTTCAATATTGACATTATCGGGTCCGCCAAGATATTGGCTAAAGTTTAATACGCCTGCGATGATATATGCTCCTGAGGGTTAAATCCTAGGACTAAGGCCCTAGGAAGTTTGGCTAGCAGTATTTATAACGGAACCCAATTAGACCCATCGTAATATGTCAAATATACTGTTGATGTGGTTCTACCACCCCAATTACCATCGGCCATGGCCATCGTACCGGCAGTTAGATTGCCGGGTGCCGATGACAAAGGAGTCAAATGTGCCGCTGAACTCAATGATATACTTGGGGTGCTTAAATTATTAGTCGAAGCATTGTATGACAAATTAGAACTGGCATATTGAGCATTATTACCAGAAGTGTTTCCAGTCTGCGTCAAATAATGTGTTCCACTGGCAGGAGTGATTGCCACATTTGCGGCATTGGTTGCATCAACGGCATTGGTGGCATTTCCAACTGTGGAGTTATTGGTCCACGCTACGGCAGCTGGATCACTGAACGCACTGACCGTATTTGGACCTCGAGCACGAGCAATCATATAACCGGTATAACTTGGATATTGATTTAGATCCCAAGAAATCACAGTTCCCGGTGACATAAATGTTCCGGCTCCGGCAAATATGCTGGCAATATATTGATAGTCATTGGGATCAGTTGTGGCACTAACCCATAACTCCATTGTTGTAACAAATCCAAAAGCAGGAACTGTTTCATATAGATAGGTATCCGTGATATAAGGTGGAACGGGTTTGGCAATGTCGTGTGTGTCAATGGCTAAACCAAACTGATCCGGTGTAAAGAAATGTGGATTCATAGTGTAATAGATACTGTCATTGTATCCCATAGCAGTAATCTGCACACCTAAGAATCCCGAACTATCCTTGCTTTCCTTGACTTGTGATATACGAAATGGTTTCCCTGGACAATATATTCCATTATAACTACCTGGTTCCCAACCATACCACTCATGTTGTATAGCCACTATGTCTCCGGCATTGATACCAATACCACTGTAATCCATTGAGAAGTTTATAATTAAATCCTCACGACTCATCCATAATTTGCGATAACCTAAATAAGTCCCCTGAATGCTATNGGTTACAAAGGGCATATTGATATCAACATTATTTTCTGGCTCATTGGGGCTTTTGAATTNATCCTCTAAGAAATAATATCTGTAATCAANCTGATTGATAATTTCATCATTGGGGAATGCTACTGTGATTTTATTGATAGAAGTTTTTAAGTCTGTGGGAGTTAAATTCACACCACCAATAATTTGATNACTGTTTATAACTCGCATTGATGCGGTGCTNAGTGTGATGGCTTGTNCTAGACTGGTTCCAGGATTGTTCAGTTGATATTGTTGTGCCAAACTGATGTTGGGAATAACACCCCACTGTCCAATACGCTCATCCCATTGCAACCAACTATCGCAGGCATCAGTCATATTGTTTAGGTTTGTTAAACAATCCTGTGTGGTATCAACAATACCATTTATCTGATATGTCCAAGTATTGGTAACTGTGGTGCCTTGTGTGTCAAGTATGGTCAATGTCTGAGTTGATATACTATTCAATTCCATTAAACTGGTGATATTGATATTGTCCATGGGGATACCACATCCATAACTATTATTGACCAAATAATCATAGATGGCATATCCGGGTTCATATAAACCATTCTGTATTTTAGCATCCATTCCACCTAGCCCATAGATACCCGAAGATTGATCGTAATGTAATCTAAGAACAGCAAACACCGCATTGGTCATTTGTGTAGAGGTTGTCCATTGTGTATCTAAAGGGATGCCACCTCCTGTGGAATTATCTTGTAATAATGTAATGGCATCAATAGTAGTAGCACCTTGATATTGTGTGCCTATATCAAAATNGTTANTACCCTGATCAATCATGTCATAACAATTATGGTTGGTGCCAGTTGATAGACTACCATTGCGATAAAACCACATTGATAGTTTACCAGCGGCTTTGGTATTGTATTGACCACCAACCTTAGAATGTTTTTTAGGTTGTGTATACCAACCTGTGATCTCACTGGGATTGTTGGGATCAAATATCAACAGTTTACCATCATAGTAAATATCACCGAAACTTGTTTCCTCTATTCCGGGATATACGGGTGTTGCTTCACTGAATGACAGTACATACCACATCCATTGTTGATCAGTAGAAATAATAGCATCAGTGACTATGGGTTTGGCATATCTATTTCCGTATACCACAGGCAGTTTATTATCCGTGGCTGGGCCTAACTGAATTTCAGTGCCTTGGGGATTATTCCCTCCTTGATTCTTAAACAATAAACTGGCAATGGCATAGGTAGTGACCAAACGAACTGCAAATGTTATAGCCATTCCAGCCCAAGAGGCTGCTCCAATTTCTAGTCCCTCTAGAATATAACCTGCGATCAGTGTGCTTGGCATATATAAGTTTCCTCTAGTTTTTCAAATCCAAATCTCTCATAGTTCAAGTCTGGACTTGTTACCATTTTGCTGATTGTATAGTATTGGATTTCTTTTTGCTGAATTAGTAAATCACCAACTGATTTATATTCTTTTATTAAACGATAACCATCTCTACTACCTCTATATTCGGGTTTGACCCAATAAGCTAGTTCAGCCATATATCTAATGTTTTGATCCCAAATATTAAATGTATAGATAGCCATTATCATTCCCGTGATAATATTATCCTTGACTGTGAGTAGAATAAGACCTCTTCGATGTTNTATGATAGCTTCAACCATGGCCTTGGCAGTGGTCTCATCTACATTGTTATGTGCGTTGAGAGGACTGGCTTCGCGATATTCTCGCAACATCGCCCATATTTCTTCTCTGTCATTTAAGTCTGCTGGCCTTATCATAATGGTAATCCGAAGTTGAATGTTGTATTGTGTATGGCTTGAATGCGATCCATTCCTGTGTCATAGAGAGGATTTAGTGGTAATCCAGTGTTGGGATCATAGTTGGGTATGATATTCTTATTCCAACTTGACCCATTGGTATGACGCCCCGCNAATCTATTTTCTAGAACAGTTTTATATGAACTGCATTGTAGTGTTAGTGTGAAAGTATCTACNNGATCCTGCCGATCCTCATTGATGTGATAACTGGTGACAATACCAGTATATCGCAACTGTGGACTATCTATAAGATGATAACTGTCATTATAGAATCCACGCCATAACTGTATTTTGGCACCTTTGATACCAGCGTGATAACTGCCATCAGAATTCTTTCCTATTTCTAGAACATTTTTAATCTGATTGGGATCAATACCTACTAAGGTAACTTGTGTGTCATAACTTGTGGCAGTTAAATCTCGTTGATGTCCGCTGATATTGACCAATCCACCTAGAGCAGTATAAGTACCAGTGGCAATACTTGATACTCCATTTTGGTCAGTGATTACTTCATCTTGGAAACTTGTAGAAACTCCATATGTGGCAGTGGATAAACTCTGTGGATTGGTGATTGTAATTCTAATAAATTCCGCATCCTTGATATGCGAACTTGCCAATGCGGCATCAATTGCGGCGGTGAATGTAGGCATTAAACATCTCCTGTGTATTCATAGAACTGAAACGGACCACTGAATGTTACCAAGGCTGTGCTACCACCTGGATTCATTTTGTAAGTTGGCATATTGTTGCAGAACATATTGAACTGAACTGCATTACCAACTACAATATGCNNGTTATTAGTCCCAGTTCCGATGAAGTTGGGGCGATGTGTGGTTACTACTACTGTAGATGCTCCCCCTCTCAGCACATCATATTGACTGGTTACTGGATAGGGATAATTAGCAACCTGAATAAAATCACCTTTCCTAAACATATATTGAGTAGGGTTGATGCCAGGTAAATTGTTTAATGTTAAGACTGTGCCTGTCCAACTTTGAACTGTAACACCAGAGACATCACTGGGGGACATATCACCTTGATAGGCTAACATATAACTTAATCCTGTGCTGGAACTGAATGATATGACCTGTGGATATTGACGATCCAATCTATCAATATCTTCGAACAAACTGCGATTTTCGTTATAGGATAACATTGCGGGAACTGTGATGTTGAATTTCCAAGTATTGCGGGTGACTGTTTCATTGGTCTTGGCCACTTCCGATCTTGTGTATTGCACACCTAAAACTCTACGGCGATCTATTGTGATTGTCTCAGCTAGGTTTATAATTGATTGTAATCCACTCATTATCTTGTCCTTAGGGGTATTTCTCTACGAGCTTGTTCAGTCATACCAAACATAGTCATACGGTTTTCATAAAATAATTGTGCCACTGATTTGGCATCAACTGCGTTTATATTGTAGTTGTGATAGTGTGTGTCTCCACCCATCATTGAGGCTGTGTCTTTGGCAGATGTAATTGATGCTGGACCATTGACGATCTCTGGTCCTGCTTCACCAACAATACCAAAACCTCCTGCTGGAATACTACCACCATTGGCGTGGAATAAACTACTGAAGAAACTGCCCACTCCGCTGAGTATACCACTACCACCACTGGGTCCATATTCATCAGTAGTTCCTCCAGCTCCAGCACCTCCGCCAAATAGGGCGGCACTAAATCCACCTAGGCTAAATCCTTGACTGATGCCCATTGCACCCATCATTTGGCCAAAGGAGGATTTAAGTTGACTATTCAATAAACTCATAATGAAGCTGTCAACCATGCCTTTGAAACTCATTTTACTATGACTTGTTAACGCATCAATACTACTATTCACCGCATTGGCAAATCCATCAAATGCGGCTTTGCCAGCATCTGCGGCGGTTCCTGCTTTGTCAGCAAAACTATGCCAAGCCTGCGTGAATCCAGTGTCGAATGAATTGGCCGCAGTCTGAAGATCTTTGGTTACTTTGGTTTGCTCTCGATATGCTTCATTGACTTTGTCAATTACTGCCTTTTCTTGTTCTTTACTAATAATACCATTGTTGGCATTCTTTAGTTCGAGTATCATACGCTCTATGTCTGCGTTTTTAAGTTTGTCAATAGCCGCTAGTTGTTTTTCATAAGCACTCATTGTAAGTTCAGTGATTTGAACTTTGATGTCAGCTATCTGTTTGCCAACCTTTAAGTCTTCAGCATCAAATATTTTCTTTTGTGAAACTTCTAGTTTAGCCTGTGTGAATTTAATAGTAGCCTCACGAACTTGATCAAACCCTTGACGGATCAATTCAAGTTCTTCAACCAATCTACGATCCGATTCAGTAATACCTAAAGCCAGTGCTTTGCGTTTGGCGACATCTAACGCGGCTTCTTCTTCTTTTCTTAATCCGGCCACGGCCTTGTCAACATTGCTGGCGGCGGCAGAGGCAGCTTCTTCTTCTATGGCACGGGTCTTGCCCATTATCTTATTATATTCTTCAGTGCCGTGTAATAACAAGGCACGAGTATTTTGTTGATTAACTAATTCTTTTGTAGCCTGGGCCATTGCGTTGGCATTGCTGGTAATTGCTCCAAGTTCTTTTTTCAATTCTGCTATTTCTAGAGTCTTATCCATATTAGGATCTTTGTTTTCTGCTTCTAGAACTTTTAGTTGCCCAGTTAGTCTCATCCTGTCCAGTGTTGCTTTAGAGGCAGCTTCGAATCTTGCCATTTCAGTTTTGCGAACTTCCTCACTGGCATTGACAAGATCTCTTTCTTTGTTTATTCTATCAACTGCTAATGCGTGTTCTTTTTGCATCAACTCAAATCTATTTTGTAATGCGATCTGTTTGGCTATTTCGGGATCATATCCTGCATTGGTCAGCAATGGGGCAAAGGAAGCACCACCTCCTCTTCCTCCTCCTGCTCCTGTGGAGGGTAGATTCTTTAATCGTTTATTGATTGCTTCTAGTTTTTCTTCAGCCTCAATGGACATCATACCCCAAGCGTGTCTCCAACCATTGGCAATTGATGTAGTCCAGTCGTTAAATGCTGTTCCCACTTCTTTGAGTTTGTTCATAACCCAACTCAACGCACCCCCTACATAGTCAGTGATAACTCCACCAAATGCTTTCCACACCACGGTCAATCCAGTAACAGCCACTGCCAAAGCGGCAACAACCGCGGCAATGGTAGCCCAAGCAGGTGCTGTGAAGAATCCTACTACTGCGGCCACTGGTGCTAACAAACTGGCCAGGACTGCTCTTAATCCAGCAAATGCTCCGGTAGTGGCCACGGCGGTTGTTCCGGCTGCGGCAGTGGCTGCCGTAGTTCCGGCTGTGATAGCGGCCACTGAGGCCTGTGCGGCAACAAATCTTTCCTGTGCGGCGGTAGCGGCATTGGTTATAGCTGTAAATTCAGTGCGAGTCATTGTCATAGTCATTTCGGCTCTGTTTACTGCGTTTACTGCTCCTAGATATGCCCCCTCTGAGGCTGTTAGTTCCGCCATAGCCACTGTCAATCTTTGATTGATTACTGCGGCTTCTGCGGCTGCCGCACTGGCTGCTCGCATTGTTTTCTCAAAGGCAGCATTTGATCCGGCACCAACACCAAAGGTAGTGGCTAATCCTGCTACTGCTCTAACCAACATATTAAATGTTCCAACAGCGGTAGATATAGCGGTAGCACCTAATATTGCGATAAAGGCTTTGGCAGTTGCGGTAGCACCTAGGAATCCATGAGCGTTATCACCAATAAGTCTTAACAATGGATCTAGAATATCTAATATATTTCTTTTAAGTTCTGTTAGCCCCGCTTGAACTTCGCGATAAGCACGGCTAGCATTTTCAATACTCGCGGCATGAACATACATTGAACCAGCGGCTCGTTCAGCACCCGCAACAAATGAGGGCCAATCAACAGTTTTGGCATCACGACCCAACAACATCATTGTTAGCTCGGCTTTTTTGCCTGGGTCTTCCATTGCGGCCAGGGCCTTGGCTACTTTTAAGAAAGCTTCATCGGGACTTAATTTATGTAAGTCATCCATGGTAATGCCTAGTTGATGATAGGCATTTTTTAATCTAGCACTACCATCATTGGCTTGCTGAGCTGTGGCTTCCATACGCAACATTGCTCGAGCCATTGAATCTTGATCCTTGCCAGCTGCCTGAGCACCTGCAGATAACTCTAAGAACTTGGTGGTGCTAACACCCACTGCTTCAGCCATCCTGGCTGTGTCGCTGGCTGCGTGAACAGCATTTAGAATAAAACTACCTAGACTTGCACCAACTAGGGCTGTGGCTAGCTTATCAAATGATCCCACTAACTTATCAACTCCTCCTGACATAGAAAGAGCTTTAGTAGTGGCTTGATCTAGTTTCTCTACCTGTCCCGACAATGCTTGATTATTGTTGCTGATCTGAGCGGTAAGTTCACCTATCTTGCCACTTAATGCACCTATAATTTTGGTAAGACTATCTACAGCGGCTGTGCTTTCAGCCATGGTCTTTTTAAGGTTAGCACCAAAGGCTGTGGTGTTGGTATCTACCTTTTTAAGTATCGTTTGAAACTGCGAATCGTCTAGTGTTAGACTTATGCTTATATCTGCCATTATCTTTTGCTCCCTATTTTCTTAACCAACTGTGGTATGAGTTTCTGTGCGAATATCTTAGTAGGATCACTCATACCGTGTGGTGCTTGCTCACTGCCTCGCATCTGTCCATCTCTGAATCCTCTGCCCGCATCCAACACTGAAGCATAATCATAATCAGCAGTGATAACATTGCTATGGAACTTGGTGTTGTTTCTAGCATTGCCCCCCTTGACTGGGGCCACTGGGGTATTCTTAACATATTCAGCATAGATCAAAGGCATGGCCTGTTGAGTGACTTTCTTCAAGTTGTTGATTTTGCCTAGAAGCACGGACTTATCAAACTTTACATCAACTGAGGCCATTTTTCATTTCCTTAAACTTTGAGAAAGCATCTTCAAGTTTCTTGGGATCCACTTGGGGAGTGATACCATGTCGCTTGTCATCCTTCATCTTTTCATAACTCAGTGAGATGTCCATAATCTTAATATCCAGTGTAGTGGCACGCTCTAGGACTTCACTGGGGAGTAATCCATACCTCTCCCCAATGCGATCCAGTGTGACTGCTACATATATCTCTGGACTATCAGTATCATATTCATCTCCGGTTACTTTCCCAACTGTTCTGCCAATTTGCTGAATGCTGAGATCATAACCTTGCTGGGTAATATCAATCCATCTTTGATAACGGGATTGGCATCTTCATCCAACACCATTTCTTTTAATAAATCTGCCATCTGACTAAAATCCTGACGGTCACCTGCGGCAAACTTTAAGAAAGTTTCCATAGGTTGACGATCCATTGTGTAGAACTCAAGTGGTTCTCCGTACTGCTTGACAGTATCCTCATCTTCAATGGTGATTTTAATCAGTTCGGGTTTTTTTGCTAGTGAGCTTAGTTTCATATCTTCAAATCCTTTTTTAAGTAATGTATAAGGGCTAATGCAAATACATACCTACTCTCAGCTTTGTCCAAATCACCTTTTGCGTGACGGATCTCATTCAAACCTTTGGCGAGTTCTGCCTCCAATGATTGGAGTAGTTCGCCGATATTGTAATCTTCAAATCGCATATATCTGCATACCTTTCAATGTATTTACTCAGTCAAGAGAAAAGGGTGTATTAAACACCCTTTCTAGTCTATCTAATCTAATTAGGTAGCTGATGCAGTATAAGTGCCATCGACCTCAATGATCAATGGTGTGATATATACTGGTTGGTCTGGAGTTACCTTAGGTGCTAGACCTGATAGGAATCCTGAACCTGCAACCGCATTGGTCGTTGTTCCACCCCAATAGAATTTGAAGTAAACGCGATTCTTGTTGTTGCTGAGATTAAACAATCCTGCCACTGAAGCACTGGTAGAGGGTGTT